GTGCGATGAACGCAGTAACCAAGCTTAAGGAAGCTTTCTCCAAGATGGGGGGGGATGGGGAGAGCAATGTTAAAAAAGTCTCCAATCTCATCAAAGCCGGAGCTACGGGCAACATGTTGGAACTGGCCGCCGCCACGTTGGAAGCAGCCGAAGTATTTGGGCTATTCGGGGATAAAGGTGAGAAGGAACTGTCTCGGGTAGATGAGTTCTTTAATGATTTAGGGGATACGATCGATGGGTTTGCCGATGACGCCGCCGATGCGATTGCCGATTTTGTGGAGACCGGGAAGCTTGACTTCAAGGATATGGTGGACTCCATGCTCCGAGACCTGCTCCGCCTCGGGATCCAGTACAGCATCACCGATCCGTTGTTCGGTATGATACGTGGTGCTTTCTCCGCCAAGGGCAACGTCTTCGGCTCCTCGGGAGACGTAGTACCCTTTGCCAAAGGTGGGGTCGTCACCGTTCCAACCATGTTCCCCATTTCCAATCGGAAAGTGGGCATTATGGGTGAGGGGATGAAGGAAGAAGCCATCCTCCCCCTTGAACGCGGGGCCAACGGCCGTCTAGGCGTTTCGGCCTATGGGATGGGTAGCAACGTTAGCATCGTCGTGAACGACATGAGGAGTGCCGGCGATCCGGACATAGACATTTCCGAATCGGCGTCCGCTACGGGCGGCCGACAGATTTCGATCAACATCGCCAAGGCGGTTAAGGATGAAATGGCTCGAGGGTTCTTTGATGACGTGCTCGGCTATTCCCTCGGTGTGAGACGTAGAGGAGGTGCTTACTGATGGCTATCGCGGTATGGAGTTCCAGCCTCCCGGTGAAGATAAGGAATCCCAGCCTTACCAAGTCTCCAACCATTCTTCGTTCGGCTACGGATTCGGGCATCGCGCAGACGCGTAAGAGGTTTACTTCCTCGGCGCGGATAGTAAGGTTTGAAATGTTGTTTACGGGGGCACAACTGGCCGAGTTCGAGACTTGGTGGGACACCATTTGGAGTCAGCCCCAGCCGGATACCGGCAAATTCCAGTTTGATGACCCCATCACGGATAAGGACTACACCGCCCACGGAAGGGCGGCCAGAATAATGTCTGAAACTTTTCCAGATTTCACCCTCATTTCAGGTCATGGTACGCCTGACAATCGCATTTATTCAGCGTCCATGATGGTGGAGTTTCTCCCATGAGTGAGGGGAGAACTCTTAGCCAGAAAGCCCGTGAGGAGCTTAACGCCCAAGACGTCGGCGATCCGTTCATCATGCTGTTGGAGATTAACCATGATGATCTGGCGTCCCCCATCCGTCTGGCCAATAACAATGAGGACATCACCAGCAACGGAGACGTTTATTCCGCCTGCTGGGTAGACATTCCGTGGCCCGACGACGTAGCTAATAAGATGCCCACGTTCGATGCGGTCATCGACAACGTGAACCGGAACCTTACGGATGACATCCGTGCTCTGACCACCCCCCTTACCATCACGATGTCCGTCGTTCTGGCTTCGAACCCTGACATGGTGGAGTTGGGGCCTGTAACCTTCACCTCTGAGTCCTACAGCCTGAATTCAAGAAGCGTCCGAATTCGGTTTAGCCGGGATGATTTTGTGAATATGCAATTCGGGAAGGATAAGTTTACCCCCGAAAACACTCCGGGACTGTTTGAATGATAGCACCATGGGTAAATGAATACGTTGGAATTCCTTACGAGGTCAAGGGAAACCTCCGCTCAGGGGCTGATTGCTTCGGCCTCATCCAGATGGTGTATGAAGATCAGTTCAAGATCCGTCTCCCGGGGGCCATCCTCCGTAATTCCCCCATAACCTCCAATGAAGACGCCGCAGCGATAATTGGAAGTCATCGTCATGATGCATCTTGGATCGGGATCACGCGTGGGCATGAATTACCGGGGGACGTCATCCTACTTCGGTACCGGGGGCTGGCTTCACATCTTGGAATAGTGGTGGGTGAAGGGAAAATGCTTCATACCCTGAGTGGGGTTGGGGCGGTAGTGGAAAGCTACATCAAAGGAAGATGGTCGGATAAAGTAGAGGGCATCTTTCGCTATTCTCACTCCGATGTAAAAAGTCACCTGAAGGTTAATCCTTTCAGAAGCGACTTTATAGAGGTGCCGTTTGAACAAGGGGACACCCTACAGGACATCCTTGAACGTTCTACCATTCCCAAAGAATTTTATCCCTACGTCTTTGCTCAAATAGAGGGGACCATAATTCCCCCCGGTATGTTCCGCCACATCAAGCCAAAGGGGGGGAGGCATGTGGTCATGTACGTCACCCCGGGTGGATTCGGCGAAGACGGCATACCTCCCAGCACCCTGCGCCTTGCCTTGGCCAGTGTGGCCACCCTCGGAGGGTTTGCCATAGGATCGATGATAGGTGGTCCCCTAGGGTCTCTGGCGGGAGGCGCCATCGGCATGATCGGCATCTTAATAGTAAATGCCCTCATTCCACCTCCGGAAGAACCTACCGGCACTTCCCTACTCTCGTTAAGCGGAATCCGTAACACCGTTAACGAATACAGGCCAATTCCTACGTTGTATGGGCGTCATAGGATTTACCCTCCCATCGCTGCCCGTCCATATACTGAAGTTGTGGGTGATGACCTTTATCTTAACGTAATTCTAGCCCTAGGTATAGGCCCCATCAGCGTTGAATTAGACTCCCTGAAGATTGGGGAAGAAGACTTGAACAACTTCTCCGACGTTGAGTATGAAGTATTTGAGGGCACCCCTGACGACCCCCCTCCTACCTTGTACACGGCTGACATCAACGAAACCCAACTTTCCGTGCAACTGAAACAGGACAAGGACAACGTTCTGGGCATCCCCGAATGGCGGGGGGCCGATCCCGTTCCAAACGGACACTACAGGCAGGAAGATTTGGGATGGACTGTCCGAACAGTTCCGGCCGACACGGAGAGAATTTCCGTTGACTTCTCCTTTACCCACGGCCTGTGTGAGATGCGGAGCGGTGACATCTATTCTCACACCGTTGACCTTCAAGTTGAGTATCGGACGGCCCCTATAGGCGAATGGAGACCGGCCCCCATCCATTTCGAAGATGACTGGATCACCCTCAGGGAGCAAGAATTTGGACTGGATACTTACTATGAATGGTTGGACTCCGTAAATGACGCTTACGGGAACCTGATGACCACCGTGTCCGGCATCACGAGGGGAGACAGGAAACTTCCTCGGGGAGTCATCGACCAAGTTACGGATGAATTATTGCATGCCAATGCCCTTGCCGTTACCCTGAAGCGTTACAATTCCGGATCCCGGCTCTCTCTGTTGAACAGCCTCGATTCCCGAACGTCGTCGTTGAGGACCAACTTTTTGGCCTTTACTCCCGTGGCGGACATGTCCACCGTTACCACCAAAGTGGAAAATTTGGCTCGGTTCACCGTGGACGTCTCCGATTCCGCCCAAGCCATTATGAAGCTCATAATCAGACTCGAAGGGGGCAGTGGTAGAAACATCCGCAGTAATCCGACATGGCTGGATGCGATTTCCAATTTTATCCTTAATGATAGAGTTTCTTTTACCCCTCCGGAAGACATAGTTCCCAAGCCCTTCATTCGCATTACCCGTAAGACCCGGGAAGCTTTCAGGGTGTCGGGGTCATGGGCCGTCAATGCGGTAGACACCGATGACGATATAGTTAAATTTGAGGTCAGGGCGCGCAGGGTAACTAAGGATGCTGAGAATGATGACTCCTCCACCTACTATGACACCGTGTACTGGTCTACCATCCGTTCTCATAAAAGCAACTCCCCGATCAATATGGACAACCTTGCAAGGATTGCTCTACGAATCAAAGCTACGGACCAGTTAAGCGGCAACGTCGATAAGTTTAATTGCATCTGTCAGAGAAAGGTACGAGTGTGGGACGGCACTACCCCGGTCCCGGCCTACAATACATGGGATTATAAGCTTTCCCGTAATCCGGCTTGGGCCTTGGTAGATGCCCTGTGTGGGGATTCCATATCCCGCCCTTTGACCATTGACCAACTGGATGTGGACAACATCAACAATTGGGCCAACTTCTGTGAACCCGCTACCGGAACGCCCAAATACTTTGATTATTACTTTGATGACGACACCACCCTCATGGACGTCTTGAAGAAGATAACTGCGGCAGGTATGGCCTCTTTCGGGATGCTGGATGATAAATATGGCGTGGTGGTGGACGAGAAAAAAACCGAAATTACCCAAGTATTTTCCCCCCGAACCGTCAGAGACTTTACCGAAAGCAGAATCCTCAGACAGGTACCCCATGCCTTAAAATGTAGGTTTATCGATGAGGACTCTGGATGGGCCGAGACTGAGGTCAAGATTTACTACGACGGCTATAATTCCTCTAACGCCACACTCTTTGAGGAAATGATCGTACCCGGGGTTACGGGCGTTGATAGAATTCATCGCATGGCCCGCTACCACATGA